ATGTTTTAGTCATATTTCTTCTTTCTGTTATGGGATAATCCTATTACAGATTACCCCATAAGTCAATAGCTTAATTTAGATTATTTTCTGCTTGTTGTTGCTCGTATAATAGTCTTGCCTTAATCTTGGCTTGTCTATCTACATTCTTATTTTTCATGCCTTTAATTCTTTCAGCAAGATTTTTCGGATTATAAATAACTAGCCCTGTACTATTAGTTCTAATTATTTCAGCATCAGTAATATTTAAACCAAGTTCAGTACAAAGTTCTAATGCCTCGTCTAAATATTTATAACCTTTAAGACCGACTTTAATTTCTTTCATCTGGTCTAAAACTGAAGTTATCCATTTTTGGTGTGCAATAACAAATTGACCTTTTGCCTGTTTCCATTGTATCAAAAAAGAAAATTCTTCTTTAGTACAAGCAATAGACCTATCTCTACAATAATCTCTACCAATTAAATCTAATTGATATTTTTCATTCCATTGTTTGCCATAACCACTATCATCACTACCAAGATAAGTATTATTGTTGTCAGTATATTTTGTTTTGTGTGGGTTATTATCTTTGCCCTCTTGTTCAATCAAAATATCTGGGTTGCAATCTTCCTGTGCTTTTAGTTCATCACGAAACAAAGCATAGCCATATTCATTATCAGAACGATTATAACTATTGTTGCTATCAGTATCAAAGCTACCACTTAATCTAAAATCAAAATGTTTTTCAATGGTACTTGGAACAATCTTAACATTGTTGTCATAATCTCGTTCTTCTTTCTCGCCCATATAATGGAAATGAAAACAACTATCTTTTGCAATAGTAGAAACATTCTCAAACTTATTTTGAAGATAGTATGCTTTCTCAACATCATCTTCGGTATAGTGTCGTCTAACAATATTTTCAGCAACTTTCCATGCACTATCATTTAAGTCAATCTGATTTGCTTTTAGTTCGTCATACTTTTGTTTTTCTTGCGTGTCCTCTTGTTCAAGATGTACTCTCATTCTATTTGCAATCTTGTTCCGATACTCTTGGTTTAGTCTTATTCTAGTCATTGTTTTTTTCTCCTGTATATTATTTTGCATAATCGGAAATTAACACTTGACAATAGGATAGTCAAGCATTATATTTGATTTATGAATAGACATAAAAAAATAGAGGTTGAAACACTATCTGATACTTTTAAAATGTCAGATAAAAGCACTCTAATAATGATTAGAGATTTATTTGAAATGGTAAAAGATAATAATGAGCTTATTCAACTGATGGATAAAAGAATTAAGTTATTGGAATTAAGATTAAAAAATTAATTCTAACTGATCATGCCGGGATACACTGACAACCGGCCTGATCCCTGGACGATCCTTTAGATCCTTGCTATAGCCCGGATCTATAAAGACAAGTGATGTGTGAATTGACATAGGGTACTTGGCGTCCTGGGATCAGAACTAGTATAGGGCGCCTGGACATTTCTGGGCTATATTCTGGGTCGTGATGTGACCGTTGGCAATGTCTTCCCACATATATTGGAGGAGGATCGCCCATTAGCCACTAGTACTGATCCCTGGTCCAACAACCAGTATACTGGGGGGAAGTCAATTACCTGTTGGACCTGGGATCAGTCAACGCGCCGCCGCCGCTAGATCACAGAGACTCTGGCGTTGGCTGGTCGAGCTTCAAGCGTCAAGCTTCAAGCTTGACAGCTGGTGAAGGATACTGTAGGATGGATTTAGAAAGGAATATTATGGATACAAAAACAAAAGAAATAGCAAAAGCATATGATGCAGCTCACCAATTAAATAGGATCGCGGATGCATTGGAAGAAGTCCTGAGACTGGTGAAGGAGGATCAGGAACGAATGAAGAAAATAAATGAAGAGAATTAAACACAACGATTTGCTGCCATGGTTCACTCAGGACCATGGCACATTGCCGGCCAGTTACCTGGCCAGCTGTGAAAAGTTTTTTAAGAGTATCAAGCCCCAAGCTTCAAGCTGCAAGCGCCAAGCTTCAAGCTTGACAGATCCTGGTTCAGGTGATATCAATAGGATTATAAAGGAGAAATAAAAATATGAAAATAAAAGCAAATATAGAATGGAGAAGAAGAGAAGAGCCTGAAATTTCTGTTGAAAGTATAGTTAGAAAAGCACTTTGGGACGCAGGTTATTTTGTTGGCCATATCGCGGTTCAGGGCGTTTGGGACGAAGACAAACCAAAATTTGCCGGCGGCAAGTGGGACGAAAACAGATTGCCACACGACGACGTTGCTGTTGGTGATCATGAAAGAATGACAAAATGAAAACAGAAGAAGCACTTAAAATAATAGGAGGCAGCCTAAGCAAGCCTTCAAAAATGCCTGGATGGTCAATAGGCCTGCCAGCCAAGGAATGCAAAACTGGCGGCAAGCTCCAGAAGGTACCAGGCAGCGTGTGCTTCGACTGTTACGCGCTCAAAGGTTGTTACGTATTCAAGGTTGTCCAGGATGCACAGTATAGAAGACTGGCAGCTATAAGCTCACCGCAATGGGTCCAGGCAATGGCTCACCTGATCAACAGCAAGAAGCCCGACGTGTTTAGATGGCATGACAGCGGCGACGTTCAGGATTTAGATCACTTACAAAAAATTTATAAGGTATGCCAGCTCACACCTGGCAAAAGGCATTGGATGCCTACCCGTGAAGCATGGATTAAGGACCATCTTCAGGACAAGCCAAACAATTTAGTCATACGATTTAGCGCGCCCATGGTGAACCAGCGGGCGCCTGCTTCGTGGCCCAACTCTTCGGAGGTTGTTGACTCAGGGGCCAGCTGTCCAGCTGCTTCTCAAGACAACGAATGCAGAGACTGCAGACAATGTTGGGACGCCTCAATTAAGACAGTTTCATATGGTAAACATTAAAACAAAATTCCCGCGTGGAATATCGGATCAGGTCATTAGCAAAGAACCGGCGACGGCTGGGAATCAGCGTGCACCTGGTCCGGGCCTTAAAGTTTCAAGCACCAAGCTGCAAGCTCCAAGCACCAAGCGTCAAGCTTTCGAACCAACCCGTTCAATCGCCAAGCGGCAAGCATCCCAACCTGAGTAACAAGCGTCAAGCTTCAAGCCCTGAGTTACAAGCTCTTCTATCCGAGAACCATGGTACATGGATATTGGAGAAGTTTTAGGGGGCAAAGGACCAAGGGCCTTTGCAAGTATAAATGTGTTGTGAGGGTGCTTAATATGGAACGCAATTTGATGAGGGCTGAATCGGATTTTGTTACCTTTAGTAACCTTTAATTCTAGAGTACAAAAGTTCCCAGAAGTATTACAGACCAATAGATCAGGAGTACCAAGTAAGCTAATGTTTTCAATTCTAATAAGCGAAAAGGACTTAAAATTTTGCTTAACATTTTGATATAATTTAGCCTCTGGGCCCATATGTTTTTTAAGGTAATCACTGCATTTAAATTTGCAGTTTTGGTGGTATGTTTAGTATCTGTTGGTTAACTGTTTTTAATACAAGACGATGAGCATCATGACCTTTATGCCCTATAATTGGTGTCGCATTTTCTTGTACTTCCATCTTAACTACTTTTTCTAAATGACCATTAACTTGAACCATAATGACGGCATTAGAAATAGCATTACCTTGTCTGCTACCATCTTTATTGGCTGCTGTGAAACTAGATAAAAATTGTTGTAAGTCTTGTACTCGCATTATTTTTTTATCTGCATTTCTAATAGTTGAATCTCTTCTCGAAGTCTAGCAATTTCTGCTTGAAAATTATCGTTTTGAGTTTTTAACTCTCGTATTGTTTGAGCCATGTCTAATACAATTTGTTTTGTACCTTTTAATTGATTTGCAGTTTTAATATGCAAACTTTCTCTTTCTTTGTATTGATGCAACTCTGTTCTATATTGATCTGTCAACGCAGTAACAGTGTCTATTTTATTTTCGTTTTCGTGACTCATATCTTCTCCATGTTCTTTCTCATATTTGTATGTACGCTTGTCTTTCATATATTGACTTTATAGGATAGTTACCTTAAAAAGTCAATATGGGAGTTCCTAAAAGATTAACAGAAATGCAAAAAAGATTTGCCGAGTATTTGGTATTCGGTGGTCCTGAAGGACCAGTCAACAAAGCCGAAGCAGCCGAGCTGGCTGGCTACAGCAAAAAAAGATGTAGGCAAGAAGGAGCAGAACTAACAAATCCCAGACAGGCGCCGCTTGTAGTTAAATATTTAGATGAATTGAAACAAGAAAGAAATTTAAAGTTCGGAGTAAACTATGAAGGCCACATTGCTGAGCTAGCAAGAATTAAAGATCTAGCTTTAAAAAAGAATTCTTTCTCCGCTGCTGTAAACGCTGAAACAAATCGTGGAAAGGCAGGAGGACTATACATAGACAGAAAAATAATAAAACATGGTAAATTAGAAGACATGACAGAAGAA